CTTAATACTTTTAATATCCTTTGCACTATAATCTTGCTTTTTCATCCAAGTAAAAAGGAAAGGATGAATATCAGCAGCTTTCACTTCTTGATATAGTTCATCGACTGCTTTACGTTGTTTTTTATGGAATTCTTCACCGCTAAGTTCCAACGCATTACTCCAATCAATAACTGAAGCATTACCTTTACGTCGAACTGCTGCACGAGCTTTTTGTTTGCGTGATTTACGAGGTACTGAAATAGCCATATGTGTTTCTCCTATTTTTAACACTTTTTAAACTATATATGCATAATATACTCTATTCTACATCTTGTCAACCGCATAAATACAATATAAAGGAAAAAGCATGCCGAGACTTAGTTTATATAAACCGTATAAAAGTAACGATTTCAACTTCATGGATAGAAATATTCGTGAACAATTTGATATCGGTGGTACTGCCATACATGTACACAAGTATCTAGGACCAAAACAACAAAACGATGCTGATGATCCTAGTGAACCAAATTACGGAAGTGGTTTAGAAAAAGATCTATTCAGTGGTGAAGAAATTAATCCAGAAGGTTGGATTAACGAAACTAAAGTACAAGATTTACTATTCATGGAAAATAGAGATCGTAAATACGATCCCGACATTTATGAACTACGTGGTGTTTACAATGTAAGCGATAATGATTTCGATCTAACACAATTTGGTTTATTCCTAACTAACGACACCTTGTTTATTACTTTTCATATAAATGATATGGTAGAGCGCCTGGGACGAAAATTAATGCCAGGCGATGTTTTAGAACTTCCACATCTGCGTGATGAATTATTATTGAGTCAGGATAGAAATGCTGTAAATAAATTTTATGTTGTACAGGATGCTAACCGCGGTAGTGAAGGATTTAGTCAAACTTGGTACTCACATATTTGGCGTGTCAAGGTAGCACCACTTACAGATACACAAGAATACAGTGATATTCTTGGTACAGCAGATGATGTAAATAGTTTAAAACAATCATTAAGTAACTATAAAACAGAACTTAATATCAGTGAAGCCATTGTTCAAGCTGCTGAAGAAGCAGATCCGCTCGGTGTACCGTTACAAGACCACTTGTTTGGTATTCCAGAAGAGGATACAGATTATGATCATGGTGAGACATTAAAACAGGGAGACCAATTCCCTCAGGATCCTAATGATGGTGATTATTTTGTGAGAACAGACTTTACACCAAATAGATTGTTTGTATATCGTGGCAGTAGATGGCATCGCTTATATGATAATATCACGGCTAATACATGGAGTGATAAGACATACAATGCAAGTGGATTCATTAATAATGATTCAACCACTGTTGTGGATAATCAAGAATTCCCAGAACGTCAGGCACTAAGCCAAGTTATTAAACCAAAGAGTGATTTCTAATGGCGACAAAAGAACAACAATACTTTTACGATAAGCAGATGCGTAGATATATACAACAATTTATTCGCATCTTTAGCGGGTTTAGTGTTCAAATGGGTATTAGCGATGAAGGATTTCCAATCTATCAACAAGTACCAGTTCGCTATGGTGATGTAAACAGAATGGCTGCACACATTACTCGTGAAAATAGTGAAAATATTGTAAACACTGTTCCATTTATTAGTTGTTATGTTACAGACTTAAACATGGCTCCTGATCGTAGGACTTATCAACAATATGTTGAAAAAGTACAAGTCTATGAAAAGAAAGTAGACGATACCACTGGTGCTTATACTAATGACATAGGTAATACCTATACTATTGAGCGACACCAACCAGTTCCTTATAATCTAGTTATGAACTGTGATATTTGGACAAGTAATACGGATCAAAAACTACAAATGCTAGAACAAATCATGGTTTTGTTTAATCCTACACTTAATATTAGATCTACAAATAACCCGTTTGATTGGTCTGCATTATCTTATGTTGAAATGACAAATACTATTTGGAGTAGTAGAAGTGTAGGTAGTAGTATTGATGATATTATTGATGTCGCAACATTAAGTTTTACAATGCCTGTTTTCATCAATCCACCTGCAAAAGTTAAACAACAAAAATTGGTTTATAATATTATTAATAAGTTATGGAGCCTAGATGATGAAGATTTAGATAATTTTGAAAATAATGAATCTTTTGATCAAACTACTCTACAGTATACAGTTGTAACATTACAGGACAGACAATTAAAATTTGAAGATGGCAAGGCTTACTTGCATAATAAATCAGGAACAAATTTAGATGCTGCTGGTAATATTCTAAGTTGGGCTATTGAATTAGAAAACTTTGGTAAACTTAGAGAAGGCATTAGTCAGTTGCGTATTAGAAAGACGAGTGATCCTGGAGCAGTGGATGAGGATGTAATTGGTAGAGTGTCGTTTGATAGTACTGACGCAAATGCATTAATCGTTGATGTTGATGCGGATACACTACCAACAAATACACTTTCACCTATAGACGGAGTAGTAGACCCACAAAAGAATTATCCAGGAGATGGTAGTGTACCTATTGCAACGATAGGACAACGATATCTTCTAACTAATATACTTCCTCTAAGTACACATTGGAGTAACTTAGTAGCAAATCAAAATGACATCATTGAATATAACGGATCATCTTGGATTGTAAGTTTTGACTCCTCTGCCGCAATCGCCACAACACACTATGTTTTAAATAATACAACTAGTGATCAATTTGAGTGGGACGGTTCTGATTGGTTTAACAGTTACGAAGGTATGTATAAAGCAGGTTACTGGCGGCTATATCTATAAGGTAATATAATGATTAAAGTAGATGGCCACGATTGTTGGCACGAACTTCTCAATAACAAGCGTGGAAGTGCATTAAATACTATTAGAATGCTCCGTGCCGGTCTTTCAAAAACTGATAGTATATGTGTAGAAGTTTCATGGCTTAACCTATTACTATCTACAAGAATACTAGATGATTATTTGCCAGAATTTCCTAATATAAAATACGCTATTTTTTATAGAAGTCATAAAGATTATTTAGACCCTAACTATGGATTAGAAGCAGATATCAACAATTTTAATTCATGGATGAATAGTAAACATCCTATTAAAATTGATTTTCTAGATTTGCGTATAGTAAAAGCAAAACACATGCAAGAAGATTTAATAGATAATGCAATAGCACACGTTATAAACTTACATTGGACTATTAATGACTGTTTAGATTTATATTTCGATGTAAATGAAAAAAATCCTACTACATACTATAAAATGTATAAAGTATTGTCTGAATACAGACCAAAATATAGTATAGAATCATTCCACAATAGTATTAGAAATAATCTAGTAGAATACGCATCTTTAATAGATACTATAAGTAAAGAAATTAACGAAACATTACGAGATAGCAATGATTAAAGCAAGTGGTTGTTTATTTTTAGCCCTAGATACAGGTAGAGTTATGCTACAACAACGAAGTGGTGATACCAGTCATCCTAGAACCTGGGGATTTTTTGGCGGTAAAGGTGAAAAAAGTGAACGCCCTATACAAACTCTATTAAGAGAATTAGAAGAAGAAATAGGGATATTACCAGACGTAGGGAAAGTTTATCCGTTACACAAATTCACAAGTCCTGATAAGAATTTTGAATACCATACTTTTCTTGTTTCTGTATTTGAAGAATTTTTACCTCTTTTAAATAATGAAAGTGATGGATATTGTTGGGTTAAAATAGATAATTGGCCAAGACCTTTACATCCAGGAGCAAAGGCACAATTATACAATAAAGATTTTGTAAAAAAAATAAAAACCGTCCTTAATAATTCTACTAAGAACGGTTCTAATTGGTTGGATACTCTTTAGTCGTCTGCGCTGATACGCTTTTTCATACTAGCAACAAACTGTTCACGCAACCATTCAAAATCATTGATTTTGTTTAATGCTTCAACGTCATCTTTGTTTGCTTCACCGTATGCTTTGCCTTCAAGAGCACCTTTAATACAATAACGTCCGAAACGCTCACCATTATCAACTGTGCACCAGGTATCAAGTCTTTCTTGTGTTTCAGCATCAACTTGATTAGGATTGATACGACTTGCTAGTTTAACGCATTCACGAAATGCACTACGCCAAGTTCTATATGGATCTTTGTTAAATCGTGTAATGTTACTTACATCACTGACAGGTTGATAATGCGCCACGCCTGTTGAAAAATCAGGAAGTTCATGTCCCAGTGTTATAAGTTGCTGTTTAGGAAATAACTTGACACCTCCATATCCATATTCCAAACCATTGATTGGATTTTTTGCACTCCATACATAAGTTGTATTTCTACGATTAGACATCGGCGGAACAAAATCAAAATTAAAGTGATCCATAATATCAGCATCTGCATCAACTACATAAACCATTTCAGTTGTTGCTTGGTTGCCTACTTCTTTGTGTGCATTACCAATACCTTCAACATTCTTAACATGATGAGAATCTGGAAATCGTTGTTTTAATTTAGCAAAATTACTATCTGCTTCTGCTTCATGAAAACTGATCATAAAGATTTCAAAATCAGTATCATGATAACTAGAAATAATTTTATTTTTTACACTATCGTAAGCAATTCCACTTGTTGGGACTAATCTAATATCTCCCCAACGTACTGCTCTACCACTTCGTTTTCCTACCCTTGGAAATTCATGTATAAAAGTCTTACCTTCAGAACTTGGTCTATAATGCCATGTAAAATCAGGTTTGATATTTGCTGTTTCATCTACAATCCACACCATATCACTTTCAGTTTGATATTCTAATCCTTTGAGTAATAAATCATCAAAAGATTTAATACGTGGACCTGTATATACAGGATAACTTTGAAAAATATATTTTTTCAATCTGTCCCAGGGCGTGATAACATTTTGCCCTTTAAATTCAAATAAACTTGATTTAACATCTTTTAAATTAATCATTGCAATCGCCTTTTATAGTATATGATTTTGTACCGATATGAGCAATGTTTTTACTCAAATCATTTTCAAGCCAGACATCGTATCCTGCTTCTCTTGCCTTTGTACAAAAGTATATATCTTCTCCCATGAGACTATCATTTACTTCGTCCCAGGAAATTCTAAAATGTGGTGCTGGTATGTTTTCGTAAACTTCTCGCTTTACTAACATACACCCCATACCAACTGCCCAAATTTTTTGTATTCCTGTTCCATCATATACTCTGCTGTCTAAGTCGTATTCACTTCTAAAAGCAACAGGTCTATGTGGCGGAACCCTTGTGCTATAGTTACATGCTATAATATCTTTATCATGCGATAGCAGGGCGTTTAAAGTATATGTAGGGAAAGATATATCACTATCAATCCATAATAAATGTGTACAATCTGTGTCTAATGCTCGTTCTACTAATTCTTGTCTCTGTATAGTAACTTCACTACCCATGACCATGTTTACTGTAATCTTCTGACCAGCCTGTCCGCACTTGTATGTAAGATTGGACAGACTGTTTGCAAACATAATGGTTACAAAGTCACGCACAGGAACGCAAATAGCAACCCTAGCATCAGTGTTCGTTTTATAATGAAATTTAGGTATGCTTACCATTATTCTTGAACTAAGTCAAGTCCAAGTTCTGCTTCAATTTGACGAACGTTTTCGTTTAATGTTTTAGCAAGCACAGTAGCACTCTTTACACTGGCGGCAAAGGCATCATCACTAAGAGCGGCCATATGGTGCATTGTTTCTGGCTGTACTTTACCAATAGTGAGAATATCAATAGCGGCTAGTTTTGCTAAACGCTCAACCCAATACTGCTCTTCTTCTGCTTCAATGTTTGCTAACAATTCTTCTACGTTGTTATTAGCCGCAAAGTCATCATAAACTGCCTGTAATACTGGAAGGTCTGGATGGTTTGCTGCTTTTGCTGCTTCTAATTCCACTGTAATTGCTTGTGCTTTTCTAGATGCTGTTGGGTGTGAACCCAACACAAATGTTTCAATTTCGAAACGTGTGCGAATACTCATAGATTTTTCTCCTGTGAATTTATTTTAGAGTTTCTTTATTATATAATAATCTATTAAAAAGTCAACCGCTAAAAGCGGTTGACCATAATTAATTAGATTGAGTTACTTCCATCAGGTGGTCCATAAACTACACCTGGGCCTTCATCTGAACCTGGGGCAACACCTGTTGCCGTACCCCATTTATTAGGATTCTGCCAACCACCAAATGTGGCTGATAGTCTAATATTTGACGTCACTTGAGGTGAAATAAACTGTCCCAAACTCAATAAACTTTGAGTTCCTGATAGACCAAAGTATGATCTAATAGTGCCTATACTAATAGTACTACCTGTTGCTGGTAAAGCTGCCATTTTTCTGTCCTTAAATAAACTCGTCTAATGACGATAACACTTATATAGAGTTAGTTCCATCTGGTGGTCCATAAACTACGCCTGGTCCTTCATCTGAACCTGGTGCTAATCCTGTTGCTGTACCGTACCAGTTTGGATTCTGCCAGCCGCCAAAGGTTGCTGATAGTTTAATATTTGAAGTTACTGAAGGAATAATATATGTTCCTAAATTACCAATACTTACTGTACCAGAAAGTCCAAAATATGTTCTACATTGGCCTATACTAATAGTACTGCCTGTTGACGGTAACGCTGCCACTGACTGCTCCTTTTAATTTTATTTATCTTTTAACAAACTTATCTCTGTTCTAAGCGTTTCAATTTGAATTTGCTGTTCTTTCATTGCTTCAATAAGTAAAGCAACCAGTTTTTCGTATCTAACGGCCTTTATACCGTTTTCTTTTGTGCCAACAACTTCAGGTAAAACTTCTTCTACCTCTTGTGCTATAACACCCACATCTTGTTTTCTAACAAAATATCCGTCCTCGCCACCTTTTCTTTCAATGACTTCGTCTTTCCAATCAAATGTAACACCTCTGATTGATTTAACTTTATCTAATGCATTTTTAATTTCTACTACATTTTCTTTCAATGTTACGTCTGAAGTGAAATATGCTGTAACATCGCCGCCGGCGTAAAATTCACCAGGTATGGATAAATCCCCATTTAATGGATGGAATCTGAAGAAATTATATTCGAAAACCGTTCTATCAACAGGTTGTCCAGCGGTAGTTGATGCAGTACCATTTGTAAACAATGGATAATGCCATGCATTTCTTGCATCGCCATCGTATACTTGTATCTCTCTAGAAGTATCTGCCGTGTCAGCAGTAGTAGCATTGCCACTTAATGATCCAGTGATAGTACCAGCATTAAAATTGCCGCTGGCATTACGGAATACAATAGTATTAGCAGTATTAGCACTTGTAGCATTTGATGTAACAGTAAATGTTCCACCTTCACTACTTACACTACCACTAATACCGTTACCGCTTGTAGCACCTGCTCCAACATAGTTACCTGTTGTGTCTGTACCTAGTGCTACTGAGTTAGCTGCAATAGTTGCTGTTAGTGTAGCATTGCCAAGGTTAGTAAATGTGGCACTACCTGACAAATCACCAGCCAATGTTAGTGTTGGATCACTTGTTGCTGTTGTAACAATGTTTATACCTGCGGTACCATCAAAATTTGCAGTACCAGTTACAGCACCACTTACTTGGATTGCTCTTGCTGTAGCAAGTGCTGTTGCTGTGTCTGCATTACCAATTAAGTCTGTATCAAGTGACTTGCTCATTACAAACTTATCACCACTTGATTGATATAGCATGGTAGCAACAGATGATCCAATAATAAGACCGGCGCCATCTGCTTCACCACTTGTAGTTGCATTTCTAGCAACAACAATATCTTTGTCCTCAACCTCTAGTGTTGATACATTGACTGTGACTGTAGTACCGTTAACAGTTAGGTTACCACTAACAGTTAGATCGTTGCTGATTGTAACATCATTTGGCAATCCGATAGTGACTCCTGCTGTTTCACTTCCACTACCTGATACTTCGACTTCGTTAGTAGTGCCAGCTATAGTAGCAACATAGTTACCAGTTGTGTCAGTGCCAAGTGCAACTGAGTTGGCTGCAATAGTTGCTGTTAATGTGGCATCGCCTAAGTTAGTAAGTGTTGCACTACCTGTCAAGTCTCCAGCTAATGTGATTGTTG